CTAATATAGCTATGTATATTTCTCTTTCAAGTATTAATACTAGTACGTAGTATTTCCTCCTCGTTTATGTAGAATATTATAGTCATGCACCATCGTTATGACATAAACCATCAGAGGCTTCATCTATGTCATACATATCCTCTATACAAGATCAAGATCTTTCTAGGTTATACTCTAACAAGTCGAGATCTGTTTGCGTTTCCATTGCTTCCTCTTCCTCTTGTTTTGTATATTTCTTGTCTTGTACGTCTTTTACTATTTGCATAAATTCCCTCTCTTCTTTGGTTGTTTGAAAAGGCTTCAGTTGTTTTCTCATTTTATCGTATAACTTATTTTGTTTCTCTCGATCCATTGGCATTTTTAAGTAGTTTAAAAACTAAAAAATTTATCTCATACAAATGACGATCTCATTTTTTGTTTGTGTTTGTTTCCAGTGACAAACATATCAATCATTCAAAAGGTTGTCTTTTTCTTGTATATACATTTTGTAAGGTATTTTTATATACTCGCTTTGTACTGGTTGCTTTCTTATAAGCGTAAACCATATAAGGAAAAACACAAATAAAGCAATAGAAACCCAAATATAAAAGTTTTGCTTTTGTTTTTGTGTGTTTGACATTCTAAAGAATAAATAAATAAAAAGACTACGAACACCTCTTGCATATTGCAAGCATAAACTATATAATACAACTATTTTTAATTATATCAAAGAATTTTTTTTCTGTTCTCCTTCAAATATTTTTATCTGTATTTTCGATTGTTCTTATGTGTTCTTTCACATACTTGTCACCAAATGGGATAAAATGCACCTCTTCAATAACATATCAATCTGTATATAATTTACAATCAAATTTATTATCAATAAGTCGATTCCAATCTGATAGTTTTTTTATATTCATAGTATAACATATAAATAAATAAAAAGGTTGAAAGGTTTGGTTTTACTGGTTTTTGTTTTGTAGAGGTGCAAAACCTCGCAAATGTCCTCTACCTTACACAAGCCGTCAAGCCATCTTGTGTTATACAATATGTACATTATAATCTAATCAATTAGATATTTTTTTTGTTTTAAACTCTTTTTCTCATTTATCAAGTTTTTTCTTTATCTCATCATAATTAAATCAAATTTTTTCAATAAACTGTTTGAAATACTTTTTTGTTGTTCTTGAATGGTCTCGATCTGGATAGATGTAGATTATGCGTTCAGGTCGGCTTATCTTGCATATCTTGCTGTTGTAAGACTGAAATACCTCGTTTTTGTAGTCGGTAATATGAAACTGATTAGCGACTGGATTCCCAGTTCTAGGTGATAAAAGGTTTGATACTTCCATTTTTTTTAAATAAGAATATAAAAAGGGTTTTTAATTAGATAAGTTGTAGATCTATAAGATCTTGAGTGTCTCAATCTGAGAGTACAAATCACATTTTTGGATTGGTTAAGATATAAAAGGGTGTTTTTAATTGGCAAAAAAGGCTGTGTCTTCCTTAACTCGTTGATCTAGTTCATAAGTTCATAAATAAGCAACTAGCTCATCAAATAACTGTTCTTTTGTGAAAACTCACTCATCAATAAGATCTTGTACTTGTGCAAAGTTTGATAGTTCCATTTTTATAACATAATAATATAAAAGGTTGTTTTAATAATACTAATATCAATCGTTAATGCAAGAGATTTTTAAGTCTATATTTTTATTCGGTTGACTGTGCCGAGATTTCCCTTGCTTGATTGTGTTGTCATTATAATCAGAAAAAGACAAAAATCAAGGGATAAATCAAAAAAACTTTTTGACTTGAAATATGCTTGATAACTAGTCAAATAAGAAAACGCTATACACTTTTTTGTCAAAAGCACTACAAAAACAAAAATAAATACTTATAAAAAAGATATAAAGAAAAACAAACAATACACACAATAATAATAAACAATATATTTATTGTTAATTGTGACGACAGTGAGTATTACTTCAACATCTATTAAATGCATTTACCATCACATATATATAAGTAATGAATAAACATAATACAAAGATAGATCCAAAAACAAACGATGATACACAAAAAGATAATAAAACAATAAAGACATCCCAAACATGGGATACTTTCCTCAAAAAGAAATCAGTTAAAAGAGTGTGACGTCCTTTGGCTGTTAGATCAGTAAAAGAGCTTTCAGAAAAGATGCAAGAATATATAGAACTATTGTATGAATATAACAACAATGAGGCAAGCCTTAACAAAAAATTCCCATCATTGGAATGATTTGCTGTTATGTCCTGAATATCAGTTAGCACCTTGTATAGGTATGCTGATGACGAAAAATATTGAAGGGTTATTGAAGCGTTTAAATCCTTACAAGGCGAGATATTATTAGATAAGATCAGTGATAAGAAGACATTTACGCCCTGACAGCAGTTCTTGCTTAAGAACATACTGAAAGACCACTATAAAGACAAAATAGAGACTGAAACAACGCACACTCACACGCTTGAAGCGGGGGAAAGCCTACGTAGTCTTGTTGAGGAAAAGGATAATATGCTCGGTAATACTCAAGAGTGGGAAACAATACCATCAGAAGACATGAACGACGCTTAGAATTCAGTATACAAAGCCTCTTGATAGTGTTTCCACCTTGCACAAGACTCATTGTGCAAAGTGTCCCCCCAAAGCATAGGTATCTCCTAGGTTTAGTTATGCCAAAGCATTGACAAAACAGCCATATTATGGTATAATCACAACGACGGGAGGGAGGAGGATGGAGACGGCGAATATTTATTTATAATCATCACTTCCCAACCATAGAATTTCCAAAATTTTGGAAACTTCATAGGGAGGGAGGGGTATTTGCAGAGATAAGGAGAATAAAACATAAGAAAAGTAAAAAAAATTTTACAAAAAAATTGAGATATTTACCCCCAATAGTTGACATTTCAAAAAAGTGGGTATCAGGTGAATAGATAGTTAGCCAAAGATTTACTGTATGTAGGGAATGATTTATAAATTAATATATAAAAAATGTCAAGTATAAAAGTAAAACATAAGATAGGAGATATTGTGCAGCACTCATTTAATGATGAAAAATTTAAGGTAATTGGATATACTTATATAGATGGTGATTGAGTGCAATATATATGTATGTGAAATTCTGCTTGAGATTTGTATAATTTCAGGGATATAGAATTAGTAAGTAGTAATGAAACAACTATAAACTTTAAGATATAAACAGTCGGGTCGCTTAAGTGCTAGGTAGACGGGGAGATTGGGTGAAAACCTGAAGTCCTGGGGTGGGAGTTCGTGGGAGCGAAAAAAAATAAAGAATCTCTTGATTTTTGAAAAAATATCCTTATAACACTAGTATTTAATTTATAATAATATTATTATGAAGAAACTATTCTTAGTGTTATTGTTTTTATGTATTGTTGGTGTATGATTTAGTTTCACTAATGAGTGGGATGTAGCGAATCAGGATTACACTGCAGATGAATGAGAGATATTAGAATTACACAATTTTGTTAGAGGGTATATATGATTAGAAGAATTGGAGATAGATAGCGATTTAACGGATCTAGCTTTAGAGAGATGTAAGTATGTGTATAGAACAGAGAAATTAACGCATTGATGGCATTTCAATAATTTAGCTGATGAGTATATTGCTGAAAAAGATGTAAACTTTGTGTGAGAGAATCTTGGGCAGTTTTATTTTAACAATCTGTCTTTAATGATGGCATGGATAAAGAGTCCTACGCATTTAGATAATATTCTATTTAAAGAGTATAGATATATAGGAATTGTAGATTATTGACCTTACACATGTGTAAGTTTTAGTACATAGTGATAGATAGCGAATGAAGTGTCATGATTGTTTAGAAAGACGAACAGAAGAATGAGCTGTTGGTTATGAGTGTGAGATATGTTGAGAAAGATACATAAGTATTGGTAATCTAAAGCCTAAGATTTGTATGAAATGCTCTGAAGAGAATAATTTATGTATGATATGTAAATCAGATGGAGGAGAATAATGCTATAAATGAGATCTGGGACATTGATAAGGTTACTAATCCTTTAACAAAGAAGCTATTAGCTTCATGGTTAGAGGAATTAAATAAAGAGCATCCCAAGAAATCGGATAAAGACAAAAAAGAGATACTTAATAAAAAGTTAAGAGATTTTTTCAAAAAGAACATAAAGAATAGAATATGGAGACTAGTTAGCTGACATGTATATATGATTAAAGATAAAGATTGATTTATAGTGCCATTTAAGCCAAATAAACAACAGATATACTTATTAAAAAACCAACACCATAGAAATGTGATATTAAAAGCTAGGCAATTAGGGTTTTCTACACTTATAGAGATACAAGTTGCTGATGCTATAGTGTTTAATGATAACACTACGACATGAGTTATAGCTGATACACTATCAAACGCACAGTCATTATTTAGAGATAAACTTAAGTTTGCTATAGATAATATACCACACTGAGTAAGGGAAGAATTATGATTACAAGCACAAACAGATAGTAAATCAGAGTTGTTTCTTAGTAATGGAAGTATGACAAGTGTTAGCACATCGTATAGATGAGGAACATTGCAAGTAGAACACATATCAGAGTTCTGAAAAATATGTGCTAACGATTCAAAGAAAGCAAGAGAGATAGTAACAGGTGCGTTTAATGCTGTGCCTAAAAATTGAATGCTATTTATAGAGTCTACAGCAGAAGGTAATAGTTGATATTTCTACGATATATTTAAAAAAGCTTGGGAATATAAAGAAAAATGAAAGAAACTATCTCCATTAGATTTTAAGCCATTCTTTTTTCCTCGACATGAAGAGGAGTCTTATAGATTAGACGATGAAGATATTATTATCACATCAGAAGATGAGTTATATTTCAATAAACTAGCTACAAGATGAATTGAGTTAGATGAATCACAGAAAAAGTGGTACGTTAAAATGAAAGAGACACAATGAGATGATATGTGAAGAGAGTATCCTAGTTATTGGGAAGAAGCGTTTGATTTGGCAGTAAAATGAGCTTTTTATGAGAGAGAACTATCTTTAGTAAGGAGACAAGATAGGATATGTAAAGTACCTTATGATAGTAATCTTGATGTATATGCTGCTTGGGACTTGTGATGAGCAAGTAAGGCTTGAGATGAGACAGCTATATGGTTCTTCCAGTTGTTTGGTAATGAGATAAGGATAATAGACTACTGGGAAGGTAATTGATATAGTATATTAGAAATATTGAATCATATTATTAGTAAAAAGCCATACAAGATAGAGAAACACTATCTCCCACACGATTCAGAAGTAACAGAGATGAGCACAGGAGTTAGGAGAACGCAAATATTCAAAAAACTATGACATACATATCAAGTTATAAAGAAAGCAGCTATTTCAGACTGAATAGACGCTGTAAGAACAATATTTAACAGATGTTACTTTGATGAAGAGAAAACAGCACAATGAATAAAGTGTTTATCTCATTATCAGAGGGAATGGGACGAGAAAAATTGAGTATTTAAGCCTCAACCATTACATAATCGAGCTTCACATGGTGCAGATGCGTTCAGATATTTAGCCACAGCACTTATGAAGATAGAAAAAAGAAAAAATAAAAAATTTAAGGTTGCAAAAGCTAAACGAGTATAGTATTTTAAATTATAATTATTATAAAAGATGAATTATTTCAAAATTAGTTCAGAAGACTACAGCAAAATCCTTAATATGTTTAAGGATAGAGAAGAAAAAGTGCTAAAAGTTATTGATGATTTACTAGGAGATGGAGATGAAAGAGGTATTAACGCTCTTTTGGATGTACAAAAGTATAAAATCCACACAGAAAGTGAATTATTTACACTTAAAAAGAACGAAGAAGACATGGAAAAACAAAAAGAGCTTAAAGAAGCAGAAGAAAAAGAAAAAGAAGAGGCTGAAGTAGAAGAAGATGAAGAAGAAAGCTCAGATGATGAGTAATTTATATCCTAATTACAAGGATGAGAGGTAATAAACACATTACAAACCCATTTATTGTTACTATGACAAGAGAAGAATACTCAGAAATGGTATCTATACTGATAAATAGAATAGATAAAGTCTTAAATGATATTGATAAATATGATACAGGCTATGTTTTGAGCGTTATTAGTTGTTTATCAGACTTAACTACTCTATTAATAGAGTGTAAAGAATGAGAAATCAATGTAAATCATTATAACAATCTCATAGACGAAATGGTTGAAAGGCTAATGAAATTGCAAAAATAAAAACGCCTAAATAATACTACATTAGAAGCATATCCAAAAACAAGGGTATGCTTTTTTTGTTATACCAGTTGATTTTGTCGTAAAAATAGTTATAATTGCTTTAGAATTTTATAATGGTATAAACTACCAGTGATAAAAACTAATAACGCTTATTTCCATTTATAGAACAATGAGAACTACAATTAAGTGGTTGATTTTTTATTTATAAGATTAATTAATGGCTGTTAATCATCAAAGTATAATGATAGACAAATGGGAAAAAAGCTTGGGTAAAAAGTGGTCTAAAATCAAAGAATCTAAATCAGATAGATGATTAGATTGGTATAGAAGGACATGAGAGCAAATAAAAGCTGAAGATATATTAAAATATACTGAATTACAGAAAGATATTGTTTGAGCTTTATCACAATATAAAACTCAAGCAGAATCAAACTCAAAAAAGAAGCATAAACTATTTGTAGAGCGAGAAAGAGCAAGAACAAAGCCAGAAGTTTTTGATACAAACCATATTAAAGAGTATCTCCTACACCAACACATAAAAGCTGCTACAGGTACTTATTATGATTCATGACTTAATGTAGAATATACTGGAGAGGAGTGAATATTAGACCAAGAGCAAGCACAAGTGTTTGCTGCACTAGCCAAGAATAGAAAAAAGGTTATGCAAAAGGATAAGAAAGATATGAAGTGGTTAGATAATGTATTATTTTATGGTTGTGGTATTGAGTGGAAGACTTGATATGATAAAAACGCAGATGTTCTTACATATGAAGTGGTTAATCCAAAATATTGGATGCCAGACCCACAAGGTGATGTACTTACTAATAAGTTCTTATATCATATTCTATCTACAAAATCAACAATAGAAGAATTGGTATATAATCCTAAACTATTCAACTTACAAAATCTTACAACATCATATAAAGACCCTAATTGGACTGCTACTGATGCTACAAGATATTTAAGTTCAAGCGAATGAAACGATAATTTCTATCAAATATATAATTGGTCTGTACAAATAGGTAAATGGAAATATAGATGTGCGTTGTCTAATGATAATGGTAACATAATATTCCGAGAACCTATACAACCAATAAACCAAGAAGAAAGAAACGATCCTTCAAAGATACCTCACGATGTAAATGTTACTAATTTGTTTTCTTTGGAAGGCGACCCTTTTGGAATGTGATATGCAGAGCTTATCTTATCTTTCCAAAATGCTAAGAATAGATTAAATAATTACGCAATTATAAAAGAACAAAGATATGCTGGTTTTGGTAACTACTTAGTAGATAATAATATCATACCAGATATAGATATGTTACTTGAAAGAAGCGAGAAGTGACCTATCTTTGTACCTACAGATAACCCTGATTGAGCACCATTAAGTAATGCTATAGCTCCTGTACAGGAGGAATGAGCAGATGGTAGCACGCTTAATATAGCAGATAGAATTGATGTATTAGCAGGAAACCAAACTTGACAAACATCTATGAATAGATGAGCGAGCCCAGGAGCTGAAACGTTATGACAGTCAAAGATTATGGCTGTTAACTCAAACATCTCTTTCATGATTGATATGACAAATATATGATTTGGTTATGAGAGATTCTGGAAAAACTTCTTTAATAGAAGTCTCGTAGAGAATCGACCAACATATAAAGAGATATGGTTCAATATGGGAGAAGGGTTGATGACAAGAAAAGTTAAATTAAAGAAACCTAAATTCTTATATGGACAAAACCTTGATGTTAGAGTATACTCTAAAGCATTAAGAAGACAAAAAAGGGAAGAAGAAATATTATACATGAGAGAGAAGTTGCAAAACTTAATGGTTAACCCAAACACACCAGAGTTTTCTAAAAAGTATTTCCAAAGGAAGTATGACGAACTCAATGGTATGGATATGTATGATATAGAATTAGCAAACCGAACAGACCCTTCAGAAAGACATGCAAGAGGTATAGTAGAGTTGCTTAATAGAGATATAGAAGTAAAGAACCCATTCAGACCGTGAATGGATTTGAAAACAATGTATGTTATTATAAATGAAGCTAACGATTCTGAGCAGAAAACAAAGATATTAGCACAGTTAGATCAACTTATGATAGATGAATGACTAACTACTCCTCAACAAGTAGAAGGAGAATGATTCAATATGAATAACTCTATGAACGCAGCTATTACAAATAATAATATACAAAGAAAGCAACAAAATACTGATGTACCTACAAAGGCTGATTTAATGCAATAACAAACACAATATGAAAGACATTATACCAAATCTTACTGATGAAAATATAGAGTATGCAGAAGAAGTTGCTGAATTTATTAAGACAAAATGATTTGATATATTCTATAGACAGATATTATTATGATTATATGAGTCGTATTGTGTTGATGTATTAGCAGACAAAAACCAAGAAGAATCTAGGATGTATATGCAAGTAATCAAAACAATGTTAGATATACCAAAAAAGACTTTAGACAAGTTAAAAATAGGTAACAGAGACAATAGAAAATATAACGATTATTTAGATATAATAAAAGAACAAATAAAAATAGATATTAATGGTAGCACAAAGAATGCTATCAAACAAGATGTAGAGAAGTAACTCTAAAATACGTTTCTTTGTGTACGAAAACACATTGTTCGGACTATAAAACCGATATTTTATAAATAATACTACTATTATGGTTATTGAAAAAGAAACTTTAGAAAAGCTATCTTCAATTAGTGAAGATAACGTTGAAAATCTTGATGTGAATGCAATTAAAGAACTTGCGAAAGGCTATCAAGAAAAAGAAAGCCAAGCACAGGGTCTTACAAGTGCTTTACAAAAAGACAGAGAAGAACTTAAAATTGTTAAAAAACAATTAGAGGCTTTATCTAAAGAACAGAAACCAGAAAGTGGTGGTTCTGAAGAAGAAAAACAAGCTAACAAGAAAAATCAAGAAACTCATGAGGAGTTAGTTAAAAGACTTCTGAAAGAACAAAAAGAGGCAGAAGAAAAAGCTGCCAAACAAAAAGCAGATGAAGAGTTTTTTGCAAACAATCCTAGGCTTAATAAAGAAGAGGTTATGGATATTGTAAACAAACACAACTTTACTGCAAAAGAGGCTGTAGAATTTTTAGCTGCTAAAGATGGTGTAAATGTATCTACTATGATATGAGCACCAGAGGAAGCACCAAAAAAAGATGAAGCTCTTGAAAGAGCTGCAAACATTGCTGGTATTTCTATTGAAGAAGCTAAAAAACTAAGAAAGCCTAGAAACTAATTTTATTTTATTTTTATCTTATCTGATGAAAGCTTTAAAATCAAAACACGGTGTAAGAACATACTCTCTTGAGAAAGATTCTTCTACTGTTATTCCTGCTGATAGTTTTGTTACTCTCAGTTCTGGGCTTGCTGTTGTTGCTGTTGCAGCATCTAGTGCTCTAGGATATACAAGAGGAGGTGCTGGTGAAGGAGAAACTGAAGTTCTTATCGACGCAGATGTAGATGTAGTATACGAAGGTACTGGAGATGCTGTTTTTGCAAAAACACAAAGAGGTACTGAAGTTGACCTAGTAATCGAACCTGCTTATTTAGAAACTGGAGTTGTTACTGAAACTGACGCTGATGTATGGGAACTAATCACAGACGGTTCATTTAGAATCTCTATTGATGGAACTGCATACAATGTAGATGGAATAGACTTTGACACTGATGCTGATATGGATGATGTTGCTGCTTCAATCCAAACTGCATTACAATCTGCTACTTCTGGTTCAGAAACTGTAACTTGGGACTCAACAAACTCTAAATTCGTAATTAGCTCTGTATCTGCTACTGCTTCTAGTGAAATAAGTGTATTAAGCACTTCTACTGGAACTGTTGGTACTGATATTAGTGGTTCTGACTACCTAAATGGTAGAAATGGATCTGGTACTGTATTTAATTATGAACAAAAAGTTGATGTTGGTGCATCTTCTACAGATGTATTCAAAATTCAACCTACTAACGACGCTGGAACTGTTGGTTCTGCTGATGGAATTAGATTCCAAATCAACAAACCACTTTTCGCTAACTAATTTTATTTTTTTTTAAATTAAATAACGATGCTATCTACAGAAACTGTTGTTGCACAAAAGAAAGACATCAGCGATTTGTTCGAATCGTTAGCAGACATTACTATGTCTAACACTTATTTCTCTAAAGTATTTAGAGTAATGGATGATCTAGAATGGACTACTAACTACGCACAATTCGAAGGTGGAACTGGTACAACTTGGTTGGAAGAAGCAGAACCTTATCCTGAAGTTAAACCAAACGATGGATATGAAACTAGCTTAACTCCAGAAAAGCTTGGTAACCAAATCATTGTAACTAAAACAATGAGAAGAAAAGCTATGGATTCTACTCAAAAAATGAGAGAATTTGTAGAACTACAAATGAGAAATCAAATCAATGATATGGCAAGATTCTTGGAAAAAGAAACTCATAAAATGTTTACTGATTATTCTAGTTATTTAGCTCCAGATACTAAACCTATCTTTGCTAATAACCACAAATGGAATAATGATGTTGCATGAGATTACACTTTCGATAATCTACAAACCGCTGCTTCATTTAGTGATTCTGCTGTACAAGCTGTTAAAAAGTATGAAGGTACTTTAACAGATTCTACTGGAACACCAATTGATATCGAATTTGACACTATCATAACTGGACATGGAACTGCTGCTGCTACAAAAGTAAGACAATACTTACAAGCTAATGGTGGACAGTATGAAACAAACTCTCTTTCTGGTGTAGTTGTTTACAATAATGGACGAACTCATATTGAAGACAAATACCTTAAAGATGATGATAACTATGATAATATGTATATATTTAGAGCTTCAAGAGGACGAAAAGGTGAAAATTCTCTAGTTGTAGTCTTCCAAGAAAGACCAACTATGGGTGAACCTGTTGTTCAATCTAACGAATCAGTAGTATTCCCATACTCTGGATTTGTGAAGTATGGATGTGTATATATGCCATTAGATTATATCTATAATGCTGGTGCATAAACATAGGGATGGGGAGATTAAGTTCTCCCCCTTCTTTCTTTATAAAATAAACATAAAACATGGGAACTATGCAAAGATTTAGATACAAGGGACATTGGCTATCAGCTCAACAACTAAAAACTCTTAAAGAAAGAGAACTAAAAGAGGAAACTTATTTTGAGGATGCCAAACTTGAAGAAAAAGAAGATGAACAAGTTGTTGATGAAGTCAAAGAAGTAGAAGAGATAAAAGAAGATGAACAATCTATTGAGGAGTTAAAAAAAGAATATGAAGACTTAACTAACAAAAAAGCTGTTGGTAAATACGCAAAAGATAGAGAATGGCTTACTAAAAAAATAGAAGAAGCTAAAGCTGAATAATCTAAAGATTCATAGACCTGTTTATGGGTCTATTAGATTGTTTCGTAATTTATTTTTCTGACACTAATACATGACGCCTCAAGATTTGAAGAATTTACTGATAAAGGTAACACATACTGACTTAAGCGATGATGATGCTTATCTATATTTGAATATGGCATATAAAGAATTTCGAAACGCTATAGTAAATTCAAAAAAGAACTATAACTTTGAATTTTGGGTAACAAATGTATTATCTTGATTGAGTGAATATACGTTAAAACAACCAGACGTAACAGAAGTAAATCAAAGAGATAAACGATGACAACAAGCTGTTGAGAAAGTATTTATAAAATACGATACTGACAGTGATTTTGTTGAACTTAAACCTAGAACACGAGATACTATAGAAGCAACTCCTGAATACTTAAAAGAAAACCAATCACAATCAGACCCGATAGTGATTATATCAGATAACTCTTTGTTTATATATCCTACTCCTGATACTGTTGTAACAGATTGATTATTGTTTTACTGATACAGGAAACCATATAATTTATCTGACACAACAACAAGTTCAGATGACATATTAGTACCTGAACAATGGAGGAAAGTAATAGTAACTGGAGCAAAGAAACGAGTATACGAAGCTCAACAACTACAAAACGAAGCAGAGAAAGCTGAAACTGATTATGTACAACAAAAGAGAGTGGCGTTATCTAGTATGGCAATGAGAAGAACATCTGTTACACAGGGTATAGTACCAAAAGTAAGAGATATGGAGTAATTTATTTCATTAACGAAGTGTATGCAACGAAATAGACGATATGGCTGAATGAGTGATACAAACACCTTCGTTGGTGATGCTCAATACGTATATTCAGAAAACATAGAAGTAAGAAAAAACCCAGAATATTTAAGACTATCAAATAAGAGTAAGAACCGAATAACTACTGATTACAATGTAGTTAATATGCTAACCTTCACAGACCGAAGAGGTATTTTTCTATTTTGAGAATGATGACAAGTAAGCGATTTGTGAGTTCCTCTATATACTTTATCTTGATGAGAGGAAATATTAGATGCTATTGCGTTTAATGATTACTATTTGTTATTTTACGTAAGAAGTAATAGGATAAGGATGGCTAGTATTGATATTGGCTCTGCTAATGCTTGAAACTGGACAGGTAATGTAACAGAAGATATACAAGACTGAACTGGTACGGTTATAGAATATGATATATGATATAATTCAAGCAATCAAAGAAAAATCTGACTACAGAATAGAGCAAACCAAATATTATATATAGCATCATGAAAATCTACACATAGATTGTTTGTTAGTTCTGGTTGAGATCGAGTTAGTGAAGCTCTAATAGAAAATATAGATAATGATTTCGTATGAATAACACAACATGGAAATTACTTCCACTTATATTTAAATAATTGAAGAAAATATTTATGGGATTGACAATGATGAGAAACTAAACAGTTAGCACTGTTAAATACAGAATTAAACATTACCAATGTAATAGAAACGCCGACTGTTGATTATATAGTTTGAGATAACGCAAGTCAGGATACAACATTATATTATTCTGCTTGATTGGATATGTTTAAGAAGGTAAAAAAAACTATTAAAATAGCAGAACCTGAAGAGAAGTATAAATTTCTAATTGAATCATGAAGCATAAGTAATCATTTTGCCAAATACTATGATGATATAACATATTTTACTGGTAAATGCTGAGATGATGCAGATACTTGAGCTTTAATATCTATATGACAAGAATATGATTGATTTCAGACATCAGTAGTTAATAGTATTACAGGTTGTGATTGATGAAATGGAACAATCAGTGCAATAAACTGTATAACTACATTTGGTAGTTGATTCTTATATTATGCTTGGGAATGAGATTTGTGATGAGAAAGCTATTGAGTTGATTACATATATTTATGAGAATGAAAACAATCTAGCCAAGAATACCAAAAACAATGAGAATTATGGTCTAAAAGAGAGAATTACTGAAATAATGCTCTAACTAAGAAGATAATCAACTCTTACATAAGAGCAGATGTAGATACATCAAACTATATTAATGTATACTACTCTATAGATTGAGGTAGCCGAACCTTATGGAAAAGACTAGATGATAGTACTAAAAAAAGACATAAACTATTAGACTTAAACAAGAAATTCTATGAAATACAGATAAAACTTGAATTTGTAGGAACATGAACATCAACACCTAAACTATATCAATTTAATTTATTACCACAAGTGATAAATGAGCCTTAGAGATAATATAGATAAGATAAATGAAGATTTCAAAGTTGATGTTGATAAAATGAATAAAGACTTTGAGAAAGATTTTTTATCTTTAGATGGTACTGAGGTAGATATATCAAAAAATGTAGAGGTTGATGAAGATAAAAAAGAATATGGGTATTCTAAACAAGCATTAGACCCTTATATAGCACTTGATAGAGATAAATTAGAAGAGTTTATTGAAGATTATTTAGAGGGAAACTCATATATGAGATATAGAGGTACATCATTACCTACATCAGACATAAGAGAATGAGATACATACACAACAGGTACAGGTACATTATTCATTTATAACTGAACAAGTTGGGTAAAAGTAGAAGAAAATCCTTAATTTATTTTAAAAACAATAAAATATGGTATCAAAAGCTAGACAACAGGAAATAGCTGCAAACATACAAGAAGCTGTAGACTCTTGAAGAATATCTCAAGAAGATGTTGCACAAGCTAAAGCAGATTTATGATTTGAGGGTAAAACTACTCAAGATGTTCAGCAAACCCAAACAACACCTCAACAACCTAGTCAATGAAAACCTCAACAAGAACAATCTCAACAACAAAGAGATACTTGATTAGACCCTGTTGAAGATATAACTGTAAGACAACCAGAGATACAACCTAAGGAATGAGAAAGAGTAGAATGAAAGGTGCAAGATAGAGTAGAACCTATGCAACTAGAAGAATGAGAAACAACTCAATTCTGACAAGCTGTTAAACAGATGTGACCTGACGCAAAACAATTTATGAATAGAAGAAATCAAGCGCTTGCAGATGAAACGCTTAATTCTTTGATGCCTAAAATAAATTCTGGACAAATAGATTTAACAGAAGAATCTTTAATATCCTCTATTACTAATACTATCACAAGACGTGGTGGTGAAGTTGTAAATATAAAAGACCGACAAGATACAATAAACGATATTAGAGATAGAATGTGATTTAGTGTTGGTACTGACTTAGATAAAATAAATCAAGAAACAAAATATGATAGATATAATGCTAATGTTTCATGAGAGAGAGCTGGATGACCTGAAGAAATATCTACATTAAAACAGAAAGTTACAGACTATCTTGAACAAGAAGGTATAGATTACGACGAAGCTAAATCTCAGATAGATATAGATGCAAGATATGAAGAGATAATCAATAATCCTGACTATAAGAATGCTAACTCAATGATGAATGAGAGTAAAAAGGTTGTTGACGACTTAGAGGAACAGAAATTTAATCTATTATGAGAGATAGACGAAGCTTTTCCTTGAGAGCCTTCTTTTGTGATAGACGCAGTATATTCCGATAGACTTGAAGATATTAATAAACAACTAAGAACAGCCACTATTACACATAACAAAAATGTTGCTAATTACCAATTTCAAGAAAAACTAGCACAACAAAAGTTATCAAACTATATACAAGAATATCAAATAAACCAAGACCAGTTATGGAAAACAATTTCACAAGAAACTGGTATTGCAAAAGCAGACCGAAACCAAGATTGGACAAATTTCTATAAACAACAAGATAGAGAAGACCAGAAAGAATTACAACAACTATCTTTGTTAAGTCAATTAAATCTTAAAGGTATGAGCGATAGTAATATAGATTGATTAGATACAACAAGTTTTGTTAAAGATATATTGAAATTTAAAAGTCAAGTAGATTCTAAACAGAAAGAACAAACAAATATGTATTACGATGAAAACTCAAAGAATATGGTCTTCTACGATAATTATGGAAACGTTATAAATACATATAGTCCACAATGATGATGAACTACTACATCAGAATGAACCTCAATGTGGGTTAGTCCAGAGAATATACCAGAATGATGACTAAGAACAGATAGACACAGAAATCCAACAGCCTTGATGTATACAGAATGAGTTGCCAAATTCTTTAAAAACAAGTGATATAACGTATCTAAATGAGATAAATTTCCAGATAGTAACAACTATACTTTAGATATGAGTAATATAGATGACCCTGTACAGGCTACTATAGATTATATAGACGCATATTGATTTGATTATAAAGGACAAAACAGACGAACACATACATCAATGTCAGACGAATCTCGAAACAACTTAAATAATCAACAAAAGAGATGAGTAATTAAAAAGATGTATTCAAGAGAATTAGGTAGTTGAGAATTGTTCTGAGAAAATTATATTGCATGAGCACAAAGAAGTAACTCTTATAATAAAAACCTTTCAACAACATATAGAGAGTTTATTGTTAATGGTAAATCCCCTTCTGTTGCTGTATTAAAATCAGACTTTGGATGAAGTGCAGAGGAATTATGAAGACAAGCAAATAATTGGTTTAAAGATAATATATGAGAAGTATTAGGTGGTTCTAATGTTAATATGAAGAACCCTCAATTATTTACTTTTTGGACTAAAGAACAAAGAGATTGATCTATTGAATGAATGAAGACAATTAACAAAACATTATGATGAATAGAACAGGTTGTTGATTATATAGAAAATAACTTTGAAGATTGAAAAATTATGTATGATTGATGAAGAAGTAAACTTAAAACATTAAGAGGTAAGATTACGAATTTACAATTATGAGTAAAAGATAAATGACTATATAACTTATGAGTATTAAACTGACCTGACCTTGAGCTAATAGAGTCAGTAATACCAAATGTAAATTTCTTTAACCCAATCCCAATTGATAACGATAATTACATAACAAAAGAAGAAATGATTGAGAGGATGAAAGAAACTGCAAAAACTTTTGTTGAATGATATGATGATGAAAATATATTATACTGAATAAATGTTACAAACCCGTTCGCATTAGATGATACACAAGGTGGTAATGTAGTATGACAAAGTAATCCTCAAATAAATGAAGAAGAGATATTGAAAGAAACATTAAATAGTACATCATATAGTGGGGCAATAGAATGATTCTAATATTAATAATTTAATTATATATATATAAATATGGCACTAAATACTTGATTACAGAACACTTGATTACAGAATACCTGACTACAGGGTATATGATTAAATAATACTTGAACAAATACTCCAACACAACAAAATAATCAAAAAGATTGAATGAGGAACGCTTGAACATCTTCATTTAACAAAAAATCAACACCAATTAAGTACATAACATTAGAAGATTTCTACAAAAAAGCAAAGCCACTAACAGAGAAATACAACAAATCTTATACACAAATAATGAAAGACGTTGAGGATTCTTGAACAATGGTTATTGGTTCTGAAGTATTTAAACAAAAGATAACAAAAACAAATGTAGAAAAAACAGAAAGTCAACCATGACAATGATTACAAAACTTCATGGACTCAGGTGTTTGAAAATTTGGAACAGAATTAGGAAATATATTTAAAAACGCAGTTGCATCAGCGCCAACAACCGTAACAAATACTGCCGCATTTCTTCAGGAGATAAATCCATTAAGACTTGTAGATAAGGCTGTTGACGCAATATTGCCATGAGATCAACCAGACTATTTAAAAGAACAAGCAGATGATTTAAGAAATCTATGAGAAAATGCTAAAGTTGAGATACAAGATTTTTTAGATGCTGATAAAGAATGACGAAGTGCAACTGTATGAGCATTTATACCTGAAGTAGTTGCTTTTTTCGCTTGATGAGAAGCTGTTCAATGAGCTAAATTTGTTAAAGCATTAAATAATTCAATTCGTTGAACTAAAATACTATCAAAGACACCTAGATTGGCAAAGTTTTTATGAGCTTTATCTAATGTAACATTAAGATGAGCTTGATGAGCAGAGGCAGGTAGTATTGTGTGAGAATGAAGAACAGCAACACCATGAGAGCTTGCATTATGAGTTTGAGCAGAAGTTGGTATTGGAGCTGTATCTACTTTAATAGGTAAACCATTAAAATCATTATTTGCAAAGAAAATTCCTAAACAAGCTAAAACAGCATTTAAAAGATTAGGAATAAAAAAATATGATGATTTAGTCAACGCATGAGAGAAATCATCTTTAGATAGAACAACAACAACACCAGCAGAGCTTGTTGCAAAAAATATAGAAGATTCGTTCGATAAAGCTCAGAAAGAGTTATTATGAGAATGAAAGAAACTTTGAGACATAAGAAAATGATTTACAGATATAGTTGCTTGAAACGAAATAAATTGAAATAGATTTGCAGACGAATTTGCTGATACAATAGAAGATAGATTATGAGCCAGAATAATTGACTGAGATAAGCTTGATATAGTAGACGCACCCAATAGAACAAACCAAATATTTAAGGAGGCAGATGAAAGGCTTATTAAGAAGATATATAAAAAGGTTAATAGTCTTTGACCTAATACAAAGTTAAGTGAATTAGATGATATAGCACAACTTTTCTGAAAAATGGAAGATAAATCAACTAAATGAGCATTTGCTAAATTAAAGAAAGACATTCTAAATAGGGTTGATGAATTATGAGGAAAAGAATTTAAACAAGCTAAATCACAATATAAAGAACTAATGGATTTCTTAGATGAATCAACAGAATGAAAAAAATCAATACAACTACAAAAAGAGTTCTTTAGTAGTAATCCTACAAGATCTAAAAAGATTTTTGAGGATATTGAAAAGATTACTTGAATAGATCTAGTCCCAGAGATGGAAGCAGCTAGGTTTGTTATGGATTCATTGCAAGATCCTCAGTTTTCTAAGTTCTATCCTTCTGCACCTGGAATTAAAGAAAAAATTATAGAATCATTACAATCAAACTTAGATAAACCAATTAAAAGATGAAGAAAATTTGTTGAATGATATGAACCAGATAGAAAAATATTCTTAGAATGATTAAAATCATTAAAGTCTACTTTAATAGGTCAGGCGTCAACTTTAAATGATAACCAAGACTAACGATGGTAACAACAGAATGGAGACTTGTTAGGGAAGATAGATGAGATGCTGTTCAGTTAGCTTGGAATACTTGAGATGATGATTTATTATTACGAAATACTGGAACTGAAGATGTTTTGACATATCAGCTCTTATGATTTACAGAATGGGAGTCTTATAACAACACTATAGTTGTTTGAATGCCATTAGAAACAGATTGATGATTATTATTACAAAACGAATCTTGACAAACACTCGTAGGTAACGTTGCATATACTAAATGATGAACAGAATGGGGTGTATTTAATTCTTAATATAAAATATGGTAAAAGTTAACGATCTTCCAGAAAAAGATACGATTGTAGCTGCTTGAGATGAGTTGGTTATAATTGATAGTGGAGATAGCGATAAAACTAAAAGAATAGCTGCTAGCAAATTTAAATGAAATAGCTGAATAACAGGAGAGGAAACAACTATAGTTGATTCTTTCTGAAATTGAGATTATACAACTATATGAGCTGCTCTTACTGCTGGTGCTAATCGTATTTTTGTTAATGATTGAAATTACACAGAAACTTATTGGGATTTAACTAATAAAGATGTTAGAGTAAATTGTGCTTCTTATAATGTAAATATTAATTTCAACAACACAGATGTACATGGCTGAACTTATATATTAGCAGATGATGATACTACTGTTATTATACAGGATGGTACTTTCAATTTCACTATGAATAGTGTAAACACATTTTGATTAGACGGAGGTTTATCGGATGGTACTTTTATCTGGAAAGATTCTATTATAAATGTTAATTGAGACGATGTAGCTGGTAGGGCTTTTACAGATTTATTTATGGATAGAGGCTGAGAAAATTGACGACATTATTGTAAGTTTAAATTCTTAAATGCTACAAATACTAACCCTATAAAATTAACTGATGCTAGGACAAATTTTAGTTTTTGTGATTTCTATTGAGGTAAAGTAATATTTTGAGGTAACTCATCAACAGAAATGAAAAGTTGTAGAACTACGGATTTAGTATGAATATGATTTGATTGAGGTAGATATATAGATTGTTCGATGTCTAATTCTTCAGTAACAACTATATATGATAAAAACTGAACACAGACAGATTCTTCTGTAATAGATTGGTCTGAAAATAGTGCTATTTCTTTTTTTAACGCTACAACAGTTCCTGCTTGAATAACAATAGAGTGAAGTTCATCAAGTATATTTAATTTTGATTCAACACCTATAACATTAGAAGATGGTACACTTTCATATGCTTGACATTCACATTCAGTATTTCTTTGGGATGGCTCGGTTGCTTGTACAATATTAGCTAATACTATTACATGATGTTCATTTTCTAACAATACTGGTGGTAAGATTTCTATAGAAAAAGATTATAATGTAAGCTCTGGTAATGCTTTTCAAAATATAGATGTAGACTTAATTTGATCTGGCATAGCTCTTACTGGTAATAGTAGGGTTTGAGACTTAATTATAAGTTGAGATAATTCGTCTATAACATGAAATAGCGATTTAGGTACTGTAACATTTAATACTTGAGCCGATAATAATATATTATTAGCAAATACAGATGTATCAACAGTAACTGATAATGGGTCTGGGAATGTTAATGTTAATAACACATAGATAGTATATAACAATATAATTTACTTAAATAAACAATCTAAATGGCTTGAACACCTAAAAGAATAGATGAACTAACAGAGATAGTATCAATCGCAGATGATGATATTTTAGTAGTAGTACAGGATTGAGAAACTGAAGCTAAGAAAATAAAGAAATCAAACGCTATAACTTGATGAAGTGGAGCTGTAGATAGTGTTAATTGACAGACTTGAACAGTTGTATTGGATGCTGATGATATAAGCGACACTACTACAACTAATAAGTTTGCTACATCTGCAGAGCTTACACAAATATCAACAAATACAAGCAATATATCTACTTTAGATACTGATAAAGCAGATAAAAGTAATGTATTAGAATTAAACAATACAACAGCATTCACTCCTGACGCAGATTACGAACCTGCTACAAAAAAATATGTAGATGATAATGCTGGTAGTGGTTGAGTTACTTGACCTGCTACTAGTACAGATAGTGCTATAGTATTATTTGATTGAACTACTTGAGATACTATAAAAGATAGTGTAAAGACTATAGTTACTTCTACCACTTGATTGGGTAGTGACGATACTACAGTACCTACATCTAAAGCAGTAGCAGACGCTATAGGTAGTTCTTGAGGTTGAGATATGTTATCTAGTACCTATGACCCTACCAATGTTTCAGCAGACGCTTTTGATATGGATAATATGGTAGAATGAACTACTAATAAAATATTAACATCTGCAGAAAGAACTATCTTAGGCAATACATCTTGAACAAATACTTGAGATGAAGTAGTAGCAACTGGTGCAGAGGTAGATACCTGAACAGATGACACTAAAATGGTTACACCTAAAGCTATAGCAGATAGTAAAGTCAGCTATACTGACTGAACAGAAACACTAACAAATAAAACGCTTACATCTCCGAAGATAAACGAAAATGTGGCAGTAACATCTACAGCTACAGAACTTAATATATTAGATTGAGCAACTCTTTCAACAACAGAGCTTAATTATGTAGATTGAGTTACAAGTTCTATACAGACACAACTAGGTACTAAGCTAGAAAATATATCAGAAGATACTACACCTCAACTAGGAGGAGAACTAGACGCTTGAGCTAATAGTATAGGGTTTACACAAGGAACAGCTACAGGAGATGGTACTACTACTATTGACTGGGGGAATGGTAATAAATTCAAATTCACATTTGGAGCACAAAACGAAACATTCACATTCACAGCACCTGCTAAACCAGGTAACTTCTTATTAGTATTAGTACAAGATGCTACAGGTAGTAGAACTGCTACACGACCTGCCACAGTAAAACGACCATGAGGAACAGCGCCTACACTTACTACAGATGCAAGTGCGGTAGATATAGTTTCTTTCTATTATGATGGGACTAACTACTACGGACAAGCAGGACTAGATTTTAGTTAATAAAATATACCAATGGCTATATATAAATACACAAGACCAGAAATAAATGAAAACTATTACGCAGATCCAGAGGTAAACTATGGTGATACTACTATAGAACAAACAGCATTTAATAAAGATCAAGACTATATTTGCTATGTTAATTGAGACACTAGTGTATTGCCAGACAACTTTAATTTTGTATCTATGACTGATACAGAAGCAATAGAATGGTGTAATACAAACATAGAACATAACGAGGGAGAAGAGTTTACCATACAAGACGGTAGAATCCAAGATAACAGAGTTTTAGAAATAATTTAATAAACTATGGCTTTAAAAGACAATATAGTATGATACTGGAAGGCTGACACCAATGGGAGCTTTCCTGATAGTGTAGGTTCTAATAATGGTACAATAAATGGGGCAACATATACAGCTAGTGGTAAGATAAATTGAGCTTATTCCTTTGATTGAACTAATGATAAAATCACAATTAATACTTCTTTCCCGTCTGAATGATGAATATCCTTCTGGTTTACTGCTGATGTTTTTGGTACTGGTTGATATGCAAGTACTAATACAAATAATAATACATTATTACATGATACCACTGCAGGTTATCTTTGGATAAGTAGTGGTTTATCTTGAGAAATATCAGTTAATCTCTACGATACAGAGTTTAAAATAACAACTATTACCTCATTATCGGTTGATACTTGGTATCATTTAGTAGCGACTTGGGATACTTCAAACTATTATGTATATTTAAATGGGTCTTTAGAATGAAGTTGAGTATTTTCTGGATTGTCAGCATTATCAGATTGAGTTGTTATAGGGAGTACATATGAAAACAATAGATATTGGGATTGAAATTTTGATGAATTTGGAATATTTGACAGCTTATTATCACAAACAGACGTTACAAATCTATATAATGGGTGAGCTGGTAATCAATATCCATTTATTGAAGGTAATCCAATATTCTTCGGTGCTAATTTTTAATCTTAACTAATATACTAATGTGATGTAAATGAGGGAAAAGAAAATAGATTAAAACAACATAAACCTTTTATATAATATATTTTAAAAAGATGAAAAATCAATTATCTTTATACGGGATAAATTCTGACACTTATGTTGGAAAACCTACTAATGGAGATTTTATTACAGCATATCATTCTCAAAATGCTATTGCTATATCAAGTCTTCCAGACGAAATATCTGCAATGAAAAACTATGATATTGCAGGTATAGAAGTATACGACGCAGAAGGAAATCTGAGGTCGGTATTCACAAGAAATGGACACGCTATTTCTGTAACAAACGGAAAAATTCAGATTAAAGGGTTAACACCTGCAGAAGTTGAAAGAGGCTTCGAATCTGATGACAATTTTATTGTATACACAAACATTCCTAGAGAAGCTAGTGGATCAAGTTCAAGTACATCTACATCAAGTGGTGTATCAGGAGCAGGTATAACTGTTGGAGTAGAGGATTGAGGATATACCTTCGATGCTTCTGCACAGACTGTAGAAATTACAGGACTAGGAACTATCAAACAAGAACAGATAGGTGTGATTGTGAATATTACTGATTGAGAGGTGATATATTCTCCTACTGTTTCTAACAAAGGAGGTACGCTATCAGGGAATGTTTTGACCCTAGACTATGATACAACAAGTATGTCTGATGACGATTTGATAGGTATTAGTCTATCATACGATGTAGTAACTGACTACGATGTACAAGCAGAAAGAAATATTGAAATCAATCCTGAATACGCACAAAGGACAGATTTCCTTCCTCTAGTAACTGCACAAGATTTAACTACTTCTTATGCTGATTTTGGTGATGTGATTGATGCAAGAGAAAAGAAATCATTACTCTTGAAAGTAGGATATGACGTCAATGATTCTTGACCTGTAAAACTTAAAGTTCTTGGGCTTAAAACAGCTGACGACTCTAGTCCTGCAGACCTTAGTAGTTATGTCTCTGAGGTTACAGTATTCGATTCTGGGGATGATGATTGATTCAAAGGATATATAGTAAATACTGAATGACGACCATACCTACAAATACAAGCAAAAGATGAAGCAACTGGACAAGCAACTTTCGGTGACTTAACAATAGACTATTCTTTAGTATACTAATACTTGTAATACAGTATTAGTACCTTTTTACTGATGTAAACAAAACAACTAATGGTATTTTGATTTAGTCCATATACTGTTGCAGACGCTAATAGTGCAGACAACAAAACAATTAGAGACGCTATAGGGAATAAAGAAGATTGGGTAAGTGTACCATATAATCAAGGGATTAATTCTCTAATGGCACATATGAATACAGCTTATTACCACGTTCATGGTAAGCCTTTTTGTTATCCAACAACAGCAGTAAGTGTTACTGTAACTTCATGAGCTGGTGCTTGGGGAACATGAGGGTCAATCACAGAAGTAATACCAGCAGATACGCTTACTGATGCAGCTTTTGATTTGCATTGGATAAACTTAATTAATGGAGATGATGACGGAGAGTATTATATAGAAATATATGCTGGTGAGTCAGGTAGTGAGGAATTGATAGGTTGCACAAGATATTGGCAAGATAGCTCTTTCTTTGGTGGTATTACTGGTAATACTACAAAAAGAATACAAATACCTCAACAACCTTCAGGAACAAGAATAAGTTGTAAAATATATTCAGAAGCAGCTGATGCTTCTAATATTGATATTAGTTTTGAATGACATTATTATACTTCTTAATTTTAATTTATTATACTTAAACAAATGTTAAATTTTGAACCAAAACCAACAACAAGTACAGCTCCATTGACTGTGGAACTAGGTACTGCAATCTATAATCTTATAAAACAAGAGGGGACAGCACTAAAAGCTATACAAGCTTCTATATATGACCCTGAAAATATATTAAGAATAGAAAAAGAAGTAGAAAGAATTGTAAAACTTATAGACAAAAAAGAGGTAGTAACTCCTGCTGAATTAGACGAACAAGGGAATGTAGTAACAGAGGAAGTGAAAGACTATGTAGAGCTTACAAGCGACATTATAGATGTTGATGTAGTGCTAGCAGATTTCCCTAGAACTGTAGAAGAATAATTTACTTATAACCCATAAAAAATTATGGAAAAAATAATAACTAAACCACAAGCAATATTTCGTGAGGACTTTCGTAGTAGAGCGAATGTTATCCGTAACGGTGGAACACCTAACAATGTAACCTTTGAGGATGGCAAGGCTGTTTTTGATGATACCATAGGTAATAATATTAACTATGGTTGTTATAAATATTTAGCTACCAAAGGAAAATTCAGTATTAGAGCAAGGTTCAAGTTTACCACTCTTAACCAAGGTAATGTCGTTCGTATTGATAATTTCGGTATAATAAGAGTTATTGATGGTAAGATATTCACTTGGGGTCAAGGTATTAGTAGTAGTTTTTCAACTGGTGGTACTTACAATGATGGTCAATATAAAGATGTTATAGTCACTGTTGATGTAGATTATGGTGTTAGAATTTTCGTTGATGGTGAGTTTGTTAAGGAAAATCTTGGTACTGGAGATTTAACTATTATAGATGGTCTTTTATATGTAGGCTCTTTAAGTACTGGTAGTGAACCTTTTGATGGAACTATTGATTTCGTTGAAATCTACAACCGCACTCTATCCGCTGAAGAGGTTTCTCTTCTTAATAGTGGTTCTTACTCTCAAGGTTTGAGTTCTAGTGTTAAGGAGCAGCTTGGTGATGAGTTAGTTGTTAATGGTACTTTCGATACTGATAGTGATTGGACTGTAGGGTCTAATTGGTCTATCGAGAATGGTAAGGCTGTCGCTTCTGGCGTTTCCGGTGATGCTATAAAACAATCCATTAATACAAGTTTGGGAATAAAATATCGTATTACTGTTGATGTTACTATTGAAAGTGGTAGCATTAGCGGTTATCTTGGTTCTAATGGCGGTATCGACCGTTTCATGGATATAAGTTCATCAGGTTCTTATCAATTTGAACATAATATATCTGTTAATAATAACCAGATTTTCATTTATGGGTTTGATGGGTTTGTAGGTAGTGTTGATAATATATCAGTAAAAGAAGTTTTTAACACTGATACTACTACACTCCTCGACTACCAAAGTATTAATGGAGTTATTGAGGATAAGAGTGGGTTGAATACACTAACACCTACTGATGTTTCAGTTAAAAAGAACGGTGCTTTATGGAGTGGAGAGTTTAACGGTTCATCTAGTAAGATTGATTGTGGCTCTGACTTTATTGGAACAAAAGCAATCACTATTATGGGTTGGATTAATCCTTATAGTTTTGGTGAAAATAATTTTGGTTCTATAATCCATAATTGTGCTTATAATGGGGATAGTTTGAAGATTAGGATGTACGATGATAATAAAATGCAATTAACTTCTGATAGTGTTTCTTATGCACTATCTGGTAATGACAGTATAGAAATTAATAAATTGAAGTTTATAAGTATTACTCGTGATGAAAGTGGTGTAGTTAATTTCTATTTCGGTGATAAGGAGAACGCTCCTGAATTAACAGGAGATGCTAACCAAGATAGTGGAACACCTACTGCTGGTGAAGAAAATGTTATTATAGGTAACGATACAACAATTATAAGAACCTTCGACGGTCAAATACCTATACTCACAGTCAAGGAAGGAATTTTATCACTAGAACAGATAACCCAAGAACGAAGCAATACAAGGTGGAAAGTATAATTTATTTATAAATACATATAGATGAAAAAAATATTCAGTTTCAATAACAAAAGAAACGGCTCCTACATCGACTCAATGAGCGGTGTGCAAGGCGTTAACACTAACGGTGAATTCAAACAAACTATTAAAGGATTGGCTTATAAATTAGATACTTCAACATCGTTATCTTTCACCGTTGATAGTTTTGATGCTGTTAATCTTATAACAATGGCTGGTGGTAACGGTACATTAAGAGTTGCTATTGGTTCTACAAACACAGATATTGTTCTTACTGGATGGTCTTTCGATAAAACTATTCTATCATTAACAGATGAAACTACTGTTACATTTTCTTGTACTTCAGGGACTGTTTACTTATCACGTTGTCTTATTTTTGATGAGAGTATTTCTACAGATGAAGAAAATGATTTAGAAAAACAATTCCTTAGAGCAAGTCCTATCACTCGTGGTAACGCAGGGACTAAGTATGCTAATCCTGCTAGTATGATTACTAACCTTGAGCGTGAGAAAGAAGCTTATTTAAAAGATATTACTTATAACGATTTTAAAAACAGTGATAGCTTTCCATATACAACATTTACAGGAGACGGTACTAACGGGTTTAGTGTTTCAAGTGAGGTTAGTGATATTTACATTGCTGGACTTGAAAATCTTAACCTTGTCGAGGGTGAGAAATATCATGTCACTTATAACGCTAGTTTAAACTGTTGTGAACCTCCAATCGCTAGATTTCAGGACGGTGTCGCTGGTAATTTTGCAAGTGATAACGATGATTACCATTCTGTAGAAGGGTTTAACGATGTCACTTATACAATAACAAGAACTACAGGTGCTGATGGTGTT